GTACCTAATAGACCTAAACGCTACTCAGGCGGCTATACGTGCAGGGTACAGTGCTAAAACAGCCCAAGAACAGTCATCTCGTTTGTTATCGAATGTTATGGTAAAGGATCGCATAAGTGAACTAAAGGCAGAGCGCAGCGCAGAGACTAAGATTAACGCAGCATGGGTATTGACGGCTTCAGTTGATTTATACAATAAATGCATGGAAGCTGAGAAGCTAAAAGACAGTGATGGCAACGATACTGGCTATGCTAAGTTTCAGCCAGCAGGAGCAGGAAAGGCGCTTGAGCTGATTGGCAAGCATGTTGATGTTCAAGCTTATGCAGAAAAGCAAGAGATAGCTGTCAAGGTCACAAAGACATTAGATGATTTCTACACCTAGCCTAAACCCCTACCTAAAAGACTTCTGGAAAACCAGGGCCCGTAATAGGGTTTTATATGGTGGCCGCTCATCGTCTAAGTCATGGGACGCAGCGGGAATGGCTATTTTCTTGGCTCAGTTCTGCAAAATCCGCGTTCTCTGTACCCGCCAATTTCAAAACAAGATAAGTGAGTCGGTCTATTCCCTGCTCAAGATACAGATTGAGCGGTTTGGCCTAAAAGACGACTTTGACATAACAAAGAACTCGATCAAGTGTTTGTCTACTGGTTCTGAGTTTATGTTTTACGGCTTGGCTAGGAACATAGACGAAATTAAATCCATGGAATCCATTGATATACTTTGGATAGAAGAGGCGCACAACCTAACCAAAGGCCAATGGGAAGTGCTGGAGCCAACAATAAGAAAAGAAGGCTCGCAGATATGGGTTATATTTAATCCTAAATTTGCAACGGATTTTGTTTATCAAAGGTTTGTGGTTAGCCCGCCGCCAAAGACTGTGGTTCAGCAAATCAATTTTCCTGATAACCCCTACCTGTCTGAAACAATTAAAGATGTTATTGATGCGGCAAAAGCAGAAGACGAGGAGGATTTTAACCATATTTATATGGGCGTGCCAAAAGATGACGATGATGGCGTGGTTATTAAACGCTCATGGCTTGAGGCGTGTGTAGATGCTCACCTGATTTTAGATATTGATATGGGCGGAAAGAAAACGGTTGGCTATGACGTGGCAGACGATGGCGCAGATAAAAACGCTACGGCTTCTTTTGATGGCGGTCTTTGTACTGCTATTGATGAATGGAAGGCTGACACAGACGATCTAGTTAAGTCGTCTAATAGGGCGATGATGACAGCCAAGAAAACAAGCGCCTTTATTGTTTATGATTCTATTGGTGTTGGTGCAAGTACAGGCTCAAATCTTAGGGCAGCAGGCTATAAGAGTTACGGCAAGTTCATAGCAGGGGCAAAGGTAGCTAGGCCTAGATCTAAATATCAAAACGTACCTAATCAGGAGTTCTTTTCCAACCTAAAGGCACAGGCATGGTGGCAATTAGCCGATAGGGCCAGAAATACGTATAATGCAATACATAACGGCAAAAAGTTTAAGCCTGATGAGTTAATCAGTATCTCATCAAGTGTTAAATATTTAGAGCGACTGAAAACAGAATTAAGCACGCCTAAACGAGATTTTGATAAGGCTGGCAAAGTAAAAGTAGAATCAAAAGAGGACTTGGCAGCGCGAGAAATTGACTCGCCAAACCTTGCTGATTCTTTTGTAATGGGTGCGAGCATTTCACTTGTATCTAACCAAGTAATGACAACAAACATAAGGGCGTACTAATGGGCGTAGAATTCAAGCGCAAGGATTATATGGACAGTATGCCAAGATGGCAGATTGTAGATGATACTGAATCAGGTCAAGACGCTATTAAAAGGCGTGATGCTGGACAGGCTTATTTGCCGTTCTATGGCACACGACCAACCGACTCAAATGGTGATATTAAGAGTGAGTCATATAGACGGCAAGCCAACCTAACCCAACAAGAGCAGGACAGATACAGCAACCTGTTAAAGCGCGCTATTTTTTATAATTACATATCTCGCACAGTAAGTGGGTTGACTGGTTTGGCTACTAGTGAGCCTGTTGTGGTGGAGGCAGATGCCAACCTTGAATACATCGAGGGTAATTTAAACGGTGCAGGGCTTGGCCTAGAGCAGCACATGAAGCGCACGACCAAGTTAGTTATTAAGCATGGCCGTGCTGGGTTGTTAGTGGATTTCCCAGCGTCTAATGGGCAAGTAAGTCAAGCTGATGTGAATAGCGGCAAGGCTAGGGCTTACACTGCGTCATACAATGCAGGCCAAATAATCAATTGGCGTGAGGAGCAAATAGGCTCAGAGACAAAGCTAGTGCTGGTGGTTTTGCAAGAGGTTAAAACCGTTGTTAGTGAGGACGGCTTTGAAACTGAAGAAGAAGACCAATATAGGGTTTTACAATTAATTGACGGCGCTTATGTGCAGTCAGTTATGAATGACAAGGGCGAGATTACAGAACAGTTTGAGCCAAGGGAGAGCGGCGGGGGTCGGTTTGATCATATCCCATTCTATTTTGTAGGCTCAACGAATAACGATTCTGAAATAGATGAAACCATTATTTATGACATGGCGGTTATTAACATTGGGCATTATGTGAATAGTGCAGATTATGAGAATAGCTGTTGGTTATGTGGTCAACCTATTCCGTGGATGTCTGGGCTAGAAGAGGCTCATATGGAGCTAATGGGTGGCGCGCCTATTCTTGGTGCGGGGACGCTGGTGCCTGTGCCTCCAGGCGAAAAGTTTGGCATTGAACAGGCTGGCGAGAACACCATGGCGTTTGAAGCTATGGGGCACAAGCAAGAACAAATGATTGCGCTAGGTGTCAAGGCTGTATCAAGTGCCAGTTCATTTAACACAGCAACAGAGGCGGCGATTAGCAACACCTCAGAAACGAGCTTTCTCCAAGGTGTAATGGATAACGTGGAAAGCGCCTATAATTCAGCCCTTGAAGATATGGCATTGTTTATGGGCGGTACTGCTACGGTAGAAAACCCAACTGATTTGAGTGTATTGAATGCTGACCCTGCAATGCTGGCTCAAGTGGTGCAAAGTTGGTCATTAGGCTTAACCTCTTCTGTGGACGCTCGCGCATATCAACGTAAAGTGGGTGTATTAGAGCGCTCAGACGAGGACATAGACGCAGACATAGAGCTAGAGCCAAACAAGGATTTAGCCTTAGATGAGTAACACGGTATTAACTGAGTCATTTAATCGGCACCAGTTTATCTTGCAGCGCCTAGCCTCTCATGAGGTCGGGCGGTTTGACCCGTTTATAGTTCGTGCTGATAGGATTATCCGCGATGTGCTGTCGGGCCATGGTGAGTTTACAACCAGAAAGGCGTTAAACGATATTATCCGCAGGCTAGAAAAAGAACTAGTCGCAACTTATAACGATTGGGGAGCGCTGTTACTTGATGACTTTAAGGAAATTGCAGAGAGCGAGGGTGCATATGCTAGCCAATCACTCACAAAGGCAACAGGTCAAAAGGCGTTGCTGCCTACACCTAGCCAATTGTGGGCCGCAGCCCTGCAAAACCCCATACAGATGAGCGTTAAGGGTGAATCTGCCCTTATTAGCGAGCTGTTTGAATCATTTACAACCGTTGAATCTAAGCGGGTTAGTGGTGCGGTTAGATTGGGGTTTGCTCAAGGATCAACTATTCAGCAGGTTATAACGGCGATTAGAGGCACTAAGAAGGCAGGCTATAAAGACGGTATTCTATCTGCTTCTCGCAATGCTGCTGAAACCTATGCTAGAACCATCACAAACCATGTAAGCAATACAGCAAGGCAGCGAACCTATAAATCGAATCAGGATATTGTAGAGGGCTGGGTGTTTAGCGCTACATTGGATAGCGTTACTAGCAAGCCATGCCGATACAATGACCAACTGGCTCAAGATGGCAAAGTATGGCCGATAGGTGAAGGGCCACAACCACCATTGCATAGGCGTTGCCGCTCTTCTAGTTTTCCCAAGCTGAAAAAGAAATATGACTTTGATATTGGAAGCACTAGGGCACAAAAAGGCGCTTATGGTTCAGGGCAGACAAAAGAAAAAGGTTATTTAACCTGGTTAGATAGCCAACCCAAATGGTTCCAAGAAGATGTATTGGGTAAGGCGCAAACCAAGCTATTCAGAGAGGGCGGGCTGTCGCCAACTCAATTCAATAAGCTGGTGAACAGTGCACAGGGCAAGCCGTTAACCCTTGCGCAGATTAAAGCTAAAGACCAACAGGCATGGGATATGGCGGGGCTAGATTAGGGATATTTTGCTTTATCTGTTGACATGCTATAATAGGTGGAAACTATAGCGGGGCTATGGTTAATTAGATTTCTTAATAGGGTTGAGAATGGGAATATTTGACGGTGTAGAGTTAACGCCAGAGCAACAGGCAGCAGTACAAGCCAATGTTGATAAGAGCTATGAAGGCTATGAAAGTGCTGAAGCCATTAAAGGGCTAAAGGACAACAACACGTCCTTGTTAGCAGAAAAGCACCAAGCGGCGCAATTAGCCAAGGAAGCGACAGAGGCAGCAGAAGCGGCCAAACTTGCAACAGCAGCTAAGAATGGCGATGTAAAAGCACTACAGGAAAGCTTTGACAAGAAGCAAGCCGAGTCGGAGGCCCGTTACAACGCGTTATTAAAGCAGAATGAAACCAGTGCAATTAGCGCTGAGGTGTCAAAACTAGCAGCGGAATTGGGCGGTGACAATGCCCTATTGCTAGAGCCGCACCTAAAGAGTCGTATGCGATATGAAGACGGCGCGGTAAAAGTGACAGATGCAAACGGTAGCCTGACAGTGTCGTCAATGGCTGACCTTGCAGCAGAATTTAAGAATAACCCTGCATACGCCTCGGTGATTGTAGGAACACGAGCTAGTGGGGCTGGGAGTCCTTCAAGCTCGAATGGAGGCGGCGGGGCTGGTTCTTCAGGTAAAAGTTTCTCGGAAA